CCGTTTCCGGATTGATGTAAAGAAGTTCCCCGCATTCTATGCATTTACCTTTTTCCATTCCGTATTGATGAGAAGCCATAGTTACCTCAAAAGTATTTTACGGTGAGCAAGGCTAGAGAGATGATAATGGAACCGGCAATGACAGGCAGGAGGGAAGAACGAGGTTCAAGAGCGCAGCGTACTTTACCGGAGAATGTTTTTCTAAAATGTTGGCATTGTTCAAAGCATAGTGCAGAACGATGTACTGTATTAGAGTCGTCCACTATAATATTGAATCCTCCGAAAGGAACGACTTCAATTTTACCAGACTCTATTTTTTGTAGACAGATGCGCCCATGCGGGCACCATTTTGTGTGAACAGACATGGCGAGTTTTCTCTATTTATTGTTTTTCAGTCTTCCCCATGAGCTTTGCAATATTGGTTTCTGCAAGCTCAAGACGGGCATAAATCCGGGAGTGTGAATCTCGGTTTTCTTCCTTATCCGCAAACTGGCGCATACAACTGGCATGTTGCTGAGTCAGTGCATCTATTTTTTTGGCAAGGCGTTCAAACACTTCTTCCTGCCTTTGGCTAGAACGCTGGTGAAGTCCTTCTTGCCGTGTAATCCACCGCTGGATCATCCACCATGTTACGCTGATCCAGCCGGTGCCAACTGTTATAATCAGGAATAGGGTTTCCCGTGGTTCAAGAGAAGACAGTTGCATCTGGTTCTCACTTCTTGATGGTTGTTGTGGGGGTAGAGTGGTAGAGCATCGATTCGTTGTTTTGATTGGCCCGTGAGGTTCCAAACCAATAGACGGTGACCGTTACCGCAAGTGTATCAACCGTGCCGAGTACCCGCCCGACGAGTTCTCCGCTGACTCTGGGATCAAATCCCCACATCAAAATGATGCCCTCCATGCCGAAGGCAACGCAGAAGAGAAAGACAGAGAGCCAGAAGAGCCGCTCCCTGTCGCCTCCGTCGATTGCAGCTTGGCGGGCATTTTTGCGATCATCAGCCTCAATTTTGAACTGCGCCGTATACCAGTTCATGATGTTTGCACGGTTATCAATTTCGAGCTGCTTCAGTTTGAGGGCGGCATCCGGATCATTGTTGAGCGCGTCCATGATTGTTTGAGGCGTCGCCTCTACGTTCAGGCAAGATGCGACGAGGGAACCCGCTGCGGCACCCACCGGGCCACCGAGGACGCCGCCGAGGAGTGGAGCGGCCTTCCCTATGGCTTGTCCCACGTCTTTCCAATTGAGGCTCATGCCGACCCCCGGCCGCGTTTGGCGAGCCAACCCTTGGTGTACTTTCGGCGGGTGATGTTGCCGCCGTTTCCGAGCTCAACATAATGAACGCACTGGAAGCCGTTGATCCCGTTTTGTATGGCTGTGGCGCACCCGTTGGCGACTTCCTGCTTCAGGCGCTGGCGCGTCTTTGGGCCGATTTTGCCGTCCACCCCGATGTCGGATCCGTATTCAAGCGTACCGTTTTTCAGCTTGCGGTTGAGGCAGTTCAGAACCTTTTGCAGGTTCGTGACCATCCGCCCGCCACCCAAGTTTACAGCCTGCTCGAACATTTCGTAGGCGAGCTCATAGGGTAGCTCGTCGCATCCGTAGGTATCCCAGAAATTCTGCTTGTAGAAACTCTCCGTGAGGGCTTTGAGCTGGCCAAATTCGGGATGCTTTTTCGGCGTAATGCCGGATTTTTTCATCCGGTCGATGATCGCCCATCCCGCCCACCGGGGCCAGTTGTTCCGGCTGATCCCACTCCACGTTTCTCCGCCGGTGTCGTCTGGGTCGCACTCGAGAACCCAAAGGCCCTCATCGGTCAAAAGCGTTGGAAGTGCTTTTTCTTCAAAAATTCCCATACTGATTAACTCCTTTTCGCCATGTCTGGCTTCCAGCACATCACGGAGAAAGGAGGTGCGGTCAAAGAAAACCCACTCAGATATGCCGCATTTACTTTATGGGAGAAAAAAACTTCAAATCCTTCCATAAGGGGGAAAAATGCAACAACGCTGTCCAGTGTCTACTTTTTGCCTACAAAAAAAGCATAAAAACAAAAAGATGACGCATGGTTGAGATGTGAGAATAAGTCCTCTTTTTGCTTTCTTTTGAAATGCTTTTTGCCCCTCAAAAGGGGGTAAAGAGGGAGAGGAAAGTTCATTTGAGGGGACAATACCGATCAAAAGCCGATTTTGAGGAAAGAAAAGAGGATTCTCATTTTTATTTCGTCTGTTATTCCTGATGATTCCTTATTTATCCTTTTCGACCATTCCAGAACCAAAGCACTTTGAGCAGCCGTCCCCTTCACAGATTGGGCACCGCGTCCACTTGAGGGTGGAAGGTATCTGGTAGCAACTCAGTGGCGTGCCCGCCGAACAGTCATGTTTACCTTCTCCCTGTGTGTCCATAGCCCCTTGCTCCGCGTTCGGTTTCTGAAAGCTGCGGCGCCCACTCGAAGCGCACATTTTGGATGGGGAGAATGGTCAGTTGGGCAAAACGATCCCCAACTTCATAAGGGCATCCTTCGGCTCCTGAAAAATGGAAATACCCGCAGACCTCCCCGCGATAGTCCGAGTCGATAACTCCGACAGAAAAGGCCATGTGCAGCCCCGTACGGTAAATGGAGGAACGGGGAAAAAGGAGTCCGACATAACCGCTAGGAATTTCAAAGGCTAGGCCAGAACCAATTTTAAGAATCTGTTCGCTCCGGTCATACCAGACTGAAGCTGCGTAGAGATCGTATCCCGCTGCGTCAGGGGTGCCGTGGAAAGGGATTCGGGCATATGCGGAGAGTCTCTTGATCTTTACCTGTGAAATATATCCGGCATCTCCCTCCCAGTATACTTGTGCGGAACCTCCCGGGCGCGAGAGCGCACATTCGGAACACGGGGCGCATTCCGTTGGAATGGTTTTATGGGCACACGTTGAGCAGCCTACGGGTAGTCGATTCATATTCTTCTTTTCCTCTCAGATGATTCTTTTCCGAACACTTCAACCTTCCAACCCCCTCTCTGAGCAAGCTGGACGGCAACGAACGTGAAATATGGGAAATGTTCGGCGCAGGTTTTGATTTTCACGCGGGCGTCATCTTCCCAGTGCCCACCTTTGACTTCATGAAACTCTATGGTTCCGTCACTTTTGAACACCATGAAGTCGGGCGTGTATGTCGTTCGGGGAGCGAGGACGAGCCGGATCTTTTCAAATTCCCAAGCCAGAATTTCGCCGGATGTAAGCCGTTCATCCAAGAGCATCGCGTATCGGTATTCCGTTTCGTTCAGAATGCCTTCGGTGTGGTATGCCCGCCCCGGTGCCGGTTTTCTGGCCTTGGCCTGGAAGTCCGCTTTTTGCGTCCGCTTCCCCTGTTGAGTGAGAAGTTCCACATCCGCAGCCGTCAGGCGCGATATGTCTTTCCCCTTCAATGCGCTTGCCGGGATTGAAGGGGAGCCCGAGATGCCTTTTCTTTCGTTGCCCACGCTCCATCCGCTCATGACGCCGCCTGTGTTGATGGTTGTTGCTTCAGGATGCGCCATACCTGCCGTTCGGACAGATCGTACCTGCGGGCGAGAATGGCGACCAAGGCCCTCTCGCTGTGCCCCCTTCTGGCCAGTTCGTCCCGTTCCATATTCAGAGACGAGTTGCGCTTGTCCAGCATCGCCTTTTTGAGGTTGGGGATGTAAATTGCCCGCCTCGCAAACTCCCGGCACAACGCTGAGGCCGATTCATCCCCCAACGCCGCGCACAGACGCCGATACTGTTTTTTCCCGGCACTCCCGGACGGTATTGCCACGGTCGTTCCTCCAAAGTGCTCGACCAGCCGGAAAACGAACGGCATTCCCAAGCGTTCCGCGACAGAACGCAAAGGGCCGGATAACGATTCCGCCGTAAGTGCTTCATCACTCATATATTCTCCTACAGCGCCCGTTGCAGGACGCGCCCAAAGTTCGCCGGAATGGGCAGCGGCTTCCGGCGGTCAAACTGTCCGGCCTGATTGTCCGGCCTCACACCATGCCGCCATTTCTCCAAGATCGACAAGCCCGCCTTCCAGCCCTCTTCGCGTTGCTCCAGAGTCGGCGTGTCGATGACAAGGGAGCCAAGCAGAGGGCCACGGGCCGCAACCGGCACAAGCGGGGGCGGTGCGTCCGCCTCATCTTCCCATCGCCGTCCAATCAACCATCCGGTCAGCATCTTCGGCGTCTTCCCTCTCGCTACGAGAGCAGGCCTACGCGCCGCTTCTTGACAAGCCGCCCGGCAAATGACGGCAACAAGGGAGTCAGACAGCCCTTTGATGCCGATGAAGGCGTCAGCGGCCTCGGCCTTGTTGCGCTTGTAGCCGAAGGCGTCCCACACTCGGTTGAACCACGCCAGCCGTTGCCCCGTGAGTACTCTCTTGGCCGCGGTCAGATATCTGGGCTCAGGTTCGGGAGAGGAGGTGGCAATTTCAGAGGGCTGTTTGGAGCTTGCACTCTCCCGTTTTCTTTCTTGAGAAGGAAGGGCGTTCGGCTCCGCTGCAGCGGCAGATGCAGAGGAGTTTTCTTTTTTTGCCTTCTTTCCTTCTTTGATCGGGTTCACAGGATGGTCGCTTGCAGTTCGCCGGTTGGTCGCTTCATGTTCATTAGTTTCTGTATTTGATTGGTATGACTTCCAATTAACGATGGAGAGCAAGGTGCAGACCTTGTTGCAACTCTGAAGCGTGATGAAGCCATCATGCTCAAGGGTCGTCAGCATTCGCCTCAGCTTAGACCGATCCATTCCGAGACTTTCAGCCAGCTTCGCATAGGAGAAAGCGAATTGTCCCGGCAGGATTTCTTGACCGCGCCAGTACCCGCGGCACCAGTTCGCTTTTTCAAGCAAGGTGATCATCAATCCCCTGTACTCCAGACCTCGACTCCATGTCCGATTGTCCTCCACCTTCCGCCAAAATTTGATATACCCGCGTTCCATAATGATATCCTTGACAGCTACCGGATTGTCCGGCATACTGTGGTCATTGTGTTGATGAAGTATTCCTTTTGAGGCCCGCAGTTCCCGCTGCGGGCCTCTTTTCTTTTAGACTGGGATGCCGTTTCCTGAGCAACCTATGGGGTAGCTCGCTAATATTTGGTCTGTGACCGGATTGCGATATAGGTGCTTTACGAGCGGCATTCCGCTCTTTCCGCATTTGCGGCTTCCTTTTGTCATGAGTCCGCCGTTTGGTTCCTTAATTTTTCTGCGGTATTTGCATTCAGAGCACTTCGGCATTGCGTTTCTCCTTTAAGGTTACTG